AACGCGCCCACTCATCGTGGCCAAATTAGAGGAGTTTATCAGAAACAAACTAATTACCGTATATTCTTCTCGCACAGTTAATGAGATGAAAACTTTTATTTGGAAAAATGGAAAACCACAAGCAATGAGAGGCTATAATGATGACTTGATCATGGCATTAGCTATAGCATGCTGGGTAAGAGACACGGCATTGCAAGCAAATGCGCGAGATTTAAACTATCAAAAAGCTTTCATTAATGCAATTTATACCACAAAAACCACTATGAATACTCAGATTAAAGGACAAGAGGGCTACAAGAGAAACGAAATATTTGATAAAATGACAGAAGCAGAAAAAATCTATGAGCAATTTAAATGGATTATAAAGTGAGGACATAAATGGCACCAAAGAACCCCAAAGAAGGCAAGAACCCAGCAAATAAACAATCAGAATTATTTAAAAGACTCACGAGGTTATTTTCTGGTCCGATTATAAATTATCGATCTCAAACTGGACGCCGAATTCGACGCCAGCATTTAGATAAATTTGCGTCTCGTTTTAAAACCGCCTCTGGCCAACAGTTTAAAAAATCCCTCTACAACCCCTTAGATACTGTAGCGGCAAATGCCATCGGAAATCAGCGCAGAACTGAACGTTATGTGGATTTCGATCAAATGGAGTACATGCCCGAGATTGCATCCACTATGGATATTTATGCGGACGAGATGACTACCTATTCTCAACTTCGTCCTATGATTAACATTGGGTGCCCCAATGAAGAGATTAAAGCAGTCCTAGCCATTTTGTATGATCAGATTTTAAACGTTCAGTATAATCTTTTTGGGTGGGCCCGCACCATGTGTAAGTATGGAGATTTCTTTCTCTATTTAGATGTAGACGATAACTTTGGAATTCAATCTGTTATTTCTCTTCCCATTCCAGAAATCGAGAGACTCGAAGGGCTCGATACTACCAACCCCAACTACATTCAATATCAGTGGAATTCTGCTGGAATGACATTCGAAAATTGGCAGGTAGCACATTTTCGTATTTTAGGACACGATAAGTACGCCCCCTATGGAACGTCTATTTTAGAGCCGGCCCGACGCATTTGGCGCCAGCTTACCCTTATGGAAGATGCCATGTTGGCTTATCGTGTTATTCGTTCTTCTGAACGCCGAGTGTTTAAGATTGATGTTGGTGCTATTCCTCCTAATGAGGTAGAGCAATATATGGAAAAAATCGTGAGTCAACTTAAGAGACACTCGGTCGTAGATGCTAAAACAGGCCACATCGATTTACGTTATAATCCCATGTCTATTGAAGAAGATTATTTCATCCCTGTGCGCGCAGGCTCGGCCACAGAAATCACCAACCTTGCTGGTGGAACAAACACCACACAAATTGATGACATTAAATATCTACGAGATAAGCTATTCTCTGCGTTAAAGATACCCCAGGCATATCTTGCTATGGGCGAAGGCGCAGCAGAAGACAAGACCACTTTAGCGCAAAAAGATATTCGATTTTCGAGAACTATCCTGCGATTACAAAGAGTTATAGTATCGGAACTAGAAAAAATAGGAATTATCCATCTTTATACATTAGGCTTTAGGGGCGACGATTTACTAGCTTTTGAATTGTCGCTGAACAATCCCTCTAAAATTGCTGAACTCCAGGAGCTTGAACACTGGAAGCAGAAGTTCGACATTGCCGGATCCGCCACAGAAGGCTATTTTTCTCGCCGCTGGGTTACAGAGAAGATATTTGGCATGTCTCATGAAGAATTTGTTCGCAATCAACGCGAAATGTATTATGATCGCAAGCATGATGCTGCACTACAGCAAGTTGCCGAAGCTGCAGCAGCTGCCGGTGGCGGCGGTGGTGGCCTAGGCGGTGACTTAGGCGGTGACTTAGGTGGTGATTTAGGCGACTTAGGTGGCGACTTAGGTGGCGACTTAGGTGGTGATCTTGGCGGAGGCCCCGCCGAAATGCCGGCCGGAGAAGCCGGCGCCCCGGCCGCAGGCGAAGAAGAATCGTCACTGTTGGCTGTTCCCCCTGGTTCGCGCCCTGCGCGCCGCATTACGCCGGGCTCCCGAGGCAAAGCCTATCGGCCTGTTAAACAAGATGGCCGCAAAGGCGCAGCGGTTAAAGCACATAATAACGCAAAATGGTCAAAACAGCTCGCCGGTTCATCTTTGAGAAACATTGTTCCCGGCATGAGAGACATACAAACCTTATCAAGAGGTATTTACGAACAAGAAGCGTCTATTTATAGTTTGAGAGAACAAACCGAAGAGGACAAGCTGTTCAGAATTAATAAATCGATTAAAGTTCTTTTAGAAGATTTAGAGAAAAAAGACAATCTACCAGCGGAGCATAAGAATGAAGATAAGGCATAATAAAAAAAGAAACACAGCTTTTATTTATGAGTCGCTAATCAAAGAAGCCACAGCGGCAATTATTAAAAACGATCATAAAACTAAACACAAAGTAGTTTCTATCTTAAAGAAACATTTCTCAGAGGGCACTCTTCTAAAAAGACATTTAGAGTGTTATCGCTCTTTATACGAGAGTAAGAGCCTAGATCCAAAGACCGCCGAAAAGATTTTGATAGAAGCCAAAATAGCTAGCCGCTTATTGGATACGCAGGGGCTTTTTGTAAGCCAAAGCGATTTAATAAAAGATGTGAATGAGGAATTCTCAACACAATTTTTTAATACGTTTGTGCCTAACTATAAAACGTTGGCCAGCATTGCTCAGGTTTTTTCCACGAAGCTGTCTCCAAAAAATTCAGTCATGTTAGAGGCGCAGATACTCACACATATGACCGAGACGCCGGCATCCCTCCTTCAAAATATACCTACGAACCCTCTTATAGTGAGTGCGTTTGTAGAAAAGTTTAATCAGAAATATGATGAAGAGTTGTTAGAAGAACAGAAAAAGCTTTTAAATTATTACATTTCTTCATTTGCCGACAACTCTTTAACTTTAAAAACGTTTTTAAATGATGAAATTGGGCGTCTTAAAAACTGCCTTAAAGAAGCAACAGAGCTAGAAGAAATTAAAAATGATCCAGAAATGTTAAAGAAGGCAACTATAGTACTAAAGAAATTAGACTCGTTCTATTCGCAACAGCTCGATGAAGCCGTCTTGTTAACTGTTCTAAAGACCCAGAAGCTTGTAAAGGAAATTGCTACCGATGCCTCTCACAGTTAAAATCGGCAAGGACGCTAAATCCACCACAGTTCGTCTGGAAATGGATATTCGTAAGAGCGTGAACGGAGATCTCATGATTTTTGATCATGGCGATATCGATATTGTTTTGTCTACAACCCAAAACAAAGTTATTGCTTTTCCCAAAGAGACTTCCAATGATTTGGTATATGGGGCTCAAAATCGATTCTTTACTCACCTACGCAAAAAAGGCCTTATCATCCCGGAATCTATCCAAGCCGGCTCATTCTATGGCTCTTTTGAAGGAACGCTGGAGAAACCATTCAAAGAAAGTTTAAGTTCGGCTAAACTAGCATTGGTAAATATTGATAATTTTATTACCGAAGAACGCCCATATTTTGAATCTACTGAAGCAATTATTTCGCTAGCGGACGATGAGCTGATTCATCCCGATAAGACAGACTCTACCGAATTAGGAGAAGTCCCCCAGCGATCAGAACAGGGCTCTATCCGTCCTGGATTTGTAAGGGATCCCTATTCGCTAAGCTATATGTACACAATTTAAGGAGCTTTTATATGTCTGAGATGAAGCTACTTATGGAGAATTGGCAAACTTTTTTAATTGAAGCGGAGCCGGCCGTAAAGCCTCAGCCTATAGGGATTACCTGGGGACAGCTTATTAAGATGATAGAGGGAGCGATCGCTCTCAAGGCCGCTAAAACGCCGTCGCGACGCAAAAAAATTGCTATCGGTCTCGGTGCGACTTTTGGAAAAGTAGGGTTAGATATTATCCTCACTCTAACCGGAACATCGACGCTCGCCGCGATAGTAACGGGAGGAAAGGGCGCCGCGGAAGTCATACATGGGCTAATAAAGGCCTTTGCTAAGGCGCCAGATAGCGAAACGGCCAATAATCCTCTTTTTCACGCTTTCAATGTAGACGATGGCTTTACAGAACTTGTGAAAGAGGAATTATTAGATCAGTTTTTGGACCACCTTTTTAAAGTTGCCGGCACACTGCCTGAGAATGCTCCTATTAATCATATTAATCAGATGTTTCAGCACTGGCTCACGAAACAAACTTTAGGAGGCAAAAAAGGCAATACGGTGGTCAACCAAACAGGTAAAGCTTCTCAGACTCTCGCGATAAAAGGACGCTAAATGGAATTATTAACATTCATACTTTGTGCTTTCGGGCTCACTCAACTTCTTGTCTACGGCAAGATCTTTTCGAGATTAAGACCTAAAAAAGGCAAGCTTGGAGAACTAGCAAGTTGCCCCATGTGTATGGGATTTCATGTTGGATGGCTTTTAATGCTACTTTCTCCGTTTACAGAACTATTTAGTTTTGATGTAACTGTCTTTAATTTCTTCCTTTTAGGAGGACTATCTTCGGGAACATCTTATATTTTAACAATGCTCTTCGGAGACAATGGAGTGAAACATGACCACAACTTGGACTAACAAATGGATGCTACAGCCGGTTCGTCGTTGCTGTAAAGGATCGTGACGATGGGTAAGAAACTCCTGCGTGAATATTATGAACTCTGCGAAGGCGGCGTTTGCCAAGATCTTTTAACCGAAGAGGAAAAGAGGTTTGTATCCGCCGGCGGAATGATGTTATCTGGAATTATGCAGAAAGCAGATACCCAAAATGGAAACGGCCGCGTTTATCCAATGGAAGTTTTAGTGAGAGAAGTAAAAAACTACTCTAAACTAGTAAAAGAACGTCGCGCTCTTGGCGAGCTGGATCATCCAGAAGATTCGGTGATAAATCTTACTAAAGCTTCTCATATGGTAACTGCCATTTGGATGGAGGGACAAGAGGTCAAAGGAAAAATCCAAGTCCTCGGTACTCCTTCAGGACAGATCCTCCAAGAACTAGTTAAGGCTAATGTCAATGTAGGCATCTCATCTCGTGGAATGGGCTCCGTAACGGAAAGCGCAGGACAGACAATCGTAGAGGATGATTTCCAATTGATTTGTTTCGATATGGTATCTGAGCCGTCAACACCCGGCGCCTTTATGATGAAAGAAGCGAAAGAATATAAAAACAATGTCTTTACGAAGGCAGATAGAATCAACAGACTATTAAACGAGGTATTAGAAGATGACTAAAAAATTCTCCAGCTTCGGAGATGACGGTAAAAGAATGAACGACTGGAAAGATTATCTTTCCGGCGACAAAGTAGATGGCTGGTATGGCCTCGTTAAGGAAGAATACAAGAAACTTCTTTTAGAAAGCAACAGTCCTGACCGCTTAGACGAGATGTCCCGCGAACTTTTCGGAGAAGCATGGGATTGGGAAGCTGCCAAGTACAGAATGAACCAGCTTTCTAATGTTGGATCAGACGCATGGCGGAAGATTAGCCCAAAAGCTCGCAAGAAGTATGAAAAAGAACAGCAGAAATTAGCAAAAGCTATTGGCTCGGCCGCACAGAATCTCATTACAAAAGAACTCATGCCGATGATCAATAAGAAATATCCTGAATTTCCCAATATGCGCAAAAAAGAAGATTTTGTAGATGTAGTACTGAACATTGGTGTTATTTATGATTCGGTGTACGATGCTGCTAAAAAAGATCCAGAAGAAAAAGGGTTTATCGATTGTGTTTCAGCTAACGAATTAATTAAGAATCTGCGCACGATCGTTCGATTCTATCTAGATAACAAGCTTGGGGGCGCCGGCAAGCACTTTACCGAAGAACAGCAACGAGAAATTGCCAGATTGCGCGAAGCGCCGAATGTTCCCTTTGGGGGAGTTGCCGCGCCAGCCCAAGGCCGCGGCCGAACTGCGCGCAAGTTGAAAGGTTCTCAAGCGGCCTATACTGCGCCAGAAGGTCCGAAGGGCCTCACCAAGAGAGGAAAGGTCCGTGATGAAACGGAATCCACAACGTGGAAAGGTTTGCAATCTAATATGTTACCGCTCCTTTTGGCCGCCGGCGGAGCTGTTTCTATTGCGGGCGCCACCCTATTTGCTTCTGATTGGTTTCAAAATTTGTTTAAAACAAGCGGATCACCTCCCGAGTTTGGGAGGGAAGTTACTTCTCACCTTCAAGATACCGGCCTCACGGACCCGGGCTCGGTCACTAATCATGTCGGCGAGATGGTTAACGGCCAACCATATAGCCCCGACGCCACCCTTGATGATCTCATGAATGGAATTAATCAATTTCAAAGCGCGGACGGATCGGTACAGGGCCTAGATGCTGTATCTGAGCTAGCCACTACTGGTGACCCAGGCGCCTTTACAGAAACGTTTAACGCAGCCATCACGGCTGCAGACGGTAGTCCTATTCCTGGTAATACACCCCTCGAAAATATATTTGGAATGACTCAGGGAGGGCTAAATCCAGAGTTGGTAACTCAAGCCGGTGGCCCCGGCATGCACGCTAATCTACAGCTTAAGATCCCTGTAATGGTGCTCAAAATGGTTGTCAAGTCTACCGTTACAAAAGGCGCCGTTACAGCCGCCACAGGCGCGCTGGCTGGCACAGCGATGCTCGCTAGCGCTATCTTACTGCCTTTAGGAATTGCTTTAATTACGAGCGCCGTAGCCGTTAAACTTATTCGGCTGAAAGGAATGAGTTCTTCGAGAGCAAAATTGCTGAAAGATCTTCTAGAAGAAATGGGAGATGTTAAGTGTGATGATGAGCCCGGTCCTGTTCCTCCTCCTCCTCCCCCTCCTTCCGATTGCGACGAAGTAATTGAAGAACTCATGTCTAAGTTTAAAGTTGGCATGATCGTGCGATATCTTGAAGAGTATGAGCGAGGCAATATTACTGGCATGAAGCCCGGTAAAAAAGGCAAAGGCGGCGAGACTCTTATCGGTCCCATTACTGCAATGCCCGGCGAAGGGAAAATTCCTTCCATTGAAGAACAGCAGAAAACAAAAGAATGGAAAAATGAAAAAGTAATTTTTATTCAGATAGGCAACATGATTCCGCTTGAAGCTGGAACTCGTAAGTCAGCCGGCGGGACGCGCGCGATCGGCGCGATTCGCGATTGTAAGCTAAACATTGCCGAGCCCACTGATGAAGAAATAGCCATCGCATGGGAATCATCCCCCAAAAGTGCTGCTACCATGGGGCTTCCGAAGCCGGGCGATACGGGAATCGCCGATATAGAAGGCGACCAAAAACAACAAGTAAATTTAGAAGACATTAATCTAGCACTCAAAAAAATAGAGCGGAAATTTCCGAATGAGCCAACAATTGATCCTGCAACGTTGCGCATAGCGAAGTCGGCATTGGCAAGACTCGCTAAAAACCTTGGCGTACCGCAGACTTTTGCTATGCGCCCGGCCAAAAGATCCGATGACTCTGTGGTCTCCGATTTGCGCGAAGCAGATGAGCCAGTCAGTCGCCTTCCGATTGAAAAGTTAATAAAGAAATTAGTAAATAATCTGACTCAGGCCGGCCCCGCTGATGATCCGGAAGCGGAAGATGTTAAAATAGAAGAGTTTTCGACGACACCCGGGTCCGATGGCGCCATACGCTTGGCCAATTTTATCCAAGCCGCCTCTTTAGCCAGAGTCTCGTTTTCTTGGAAAGGTAAGCCGTTTTCATCGGTGAAGTATGCGCCGGCGGCCGACAGGCGCCTTGCACTGGCATTCTATAAGAAGCTTAAAACCCCGAGTGGGCCCACCAAGCAAAAGAAGACAAGCGATCAAGCCCTCCCGCTAGCCGCTAAAGAAAACAAACAAAGGAAAGGATGCTATAATTGTAAGAAGAAAGTTCTGCGAGAATCGAAGCAACCCGATCCGTGGGATGAGATGCGCGCACGCTGGAAAACTTTATCGGGAATTAAATGAAAAAAGATGATTTAAAAAAATTAATAAAGCCTTTAGTAAGAGAATGCATACACGAAGTTCTTTTAGAAGAGGGCCTTTTGTCTAATGTAGTGGCTGAGGTTGCCAAAGGCATGCAAGGTAATTTAATACTTGAAAGTGCACCCCGTTCCGCACCACCCAGAGATGATAGCCGCCTCCACCAAGCGGCCGAGACTCGGGCCAAACTAAAAGAACACCGCCAAAAGCTAATGAGTTCTATAAATTCAGACGCTTATAACGGAGTTGATTTGTTTGAGGGAACGCGCGCGATGTCTCATCATGAGGCCGCAACTCCCCGCGCCGGCGCTGTAGAGTTGGGAAGTCCTGCTGATTCTGGTGTGGATATCTCTTCTTTACTGGGAGATGCATCTAAAATCTGGCGGGCAATCAAATGAGTAATAGCATTAATATTGGCGTAACCGCAAAAGAGTGTCGAGGAAATAACGATAAGATGATTCGCAAGTTTAACAAGAAAGTGAAGAAAGAACGAATCATCGAGCAGGTAAAAGATAGGAAGCACTATAAAAAGCCTTCTGTAGCTAAGAAAGAAAAGCGCGCCCGGGCAGCACGTGCAAGATTAAGAGAGCACCTTAAAAAACAAAGAGCGCAAGAAAGAAGAAAGAGAGTGAACAAATGACTATTTATATTGAATATAAACTTTTTGGAGGTTTTTAGAGTATGGCTATTTCATGGAGAGCGGATGTAGGGATTAACAATGTCCCATCCTTTCAGGTCAGCGGGCGCCCGTATGCTACCGGTAGCGTTAACAGCGCTGTTACATCTAAGATTACTTTTCCTTATGTAACAAGATGGGTTATTATTGTAAATAATGATGCGAGCAACGTGTGTAAGGTTGGCTTTTCTGCCGCTGGCTTGCGGGCAACGGCGACCAAGAGTAATTATTTTGTGGTAGGTAAGGCCGATGCGGCCGGCCAGCCACGACAAAGCCAAAGATTAGAGCTGAAAGTTTCGGAACTTCATCTGGGCACATCTACTAATTTTGATATAATTGCTGGTCTCACCACTATCCCGGCCAATCGCACGCAGATGGGAACTTCGTCCATTGCTCCGACTGCGGGTAACACCCTCTATAGCTGGTCCGGATCTGCTGGAGTAGGTTAAAATGGGGAGCTTCGGATGGGCATATATAGATTGTGCGTCTAGCTCCCATGCGACGGGATCCGCTAGCGGTCCTACCGGATCTGTCCAGTGTTATAGCGGTGATGGCAATTCGGCCGGCGAGAATTCTTTTGTTTATATTGCCTCGACTAACACGCTTCACCTGACAGGTGCGTTAAACATTTCTGGAGCTATCTCCGCTAGTTCTTATCATATTAAAAACGTCGTTAATATAGATGTTTCCGGTTCTACCTATTTTGGAAACACAAATGACGATGTTCATGTTCGAACTGGCAGTATGGCAGTCGGCACTGCTGGCTCTTATCGAGCCCTTCTTCATGTCGATGTGAACAAGCTCACTACAAAAGTGTATGGGTTTGCGGGAAGATATAGACGAATAACAGCGGCTA